AGCAACGCCTTGGACCGCTTGCGTGAATGCCTCAATGTTTTTGGTGTCCGAGCCAAGGTTTTTGACCCTTTGGCTAACATCGCCAATGGTGTCAGATAGTTCCCCAGCCTCGAACGGTGTTCTACAACGCAGTCAACGCATCCGGGAACTTTATCAATTACACGAACAACAACCTTTACAACAAGTATTGGCTGAATTACATTAACGAAACCGTGTCAAGTGAGGCGTTGCAGTTGGAACTGACGATGATGATAAGCCCAGCAGATGTTTACCAACTCGACTTCCGCAAGCCGATTTATTACGGAGGCATCCGCTGGCGATTGCTGGAGGTACGAGATTACTTGGTCGGGCAGATGAAGCCGTGTAGGGTAACGCTCCGAAGGATTCTAAACCTCGCTGAATTTGCACCGACATCAACGACACCGATAGCCAACGACCCGTCGGCAAGATACAATGGGCCTATCGACCCCGACCCCGTTGACCCCGGCTATGAACCACCCGTAAACCCTGAACTACCCTCCGAAGGTTAAACTATGGCAGTAACTAAAGAAATCGTCCTCGAAGTAGGACTCAAGGACTCAACAGGTCAAGGAACTGAATCCGCAAAGAAACGGCTCCGTGATTTACAACGTGCGCTCGTTGACCTTGCGGTTGCCGGGCAAGAGAACTCCGAAGAATTTCGGAAGTTAGAGGCCGAGGCAGGGGAACTATCTGACACCATTGGCGATGTTAGCCAAAGGGTCAAAAACCTTGGCTCGGACACCAAAAACATTGAGGCGTTCACTCAAGCGGTTCAAGGTGTTGCTGCTGGCTTTCAAATTGCCCAAGGCGCTGCTGCTTTGTTTGGCGAGGAAAACGAGGACATCCAAAAGGCTATGTTGCAGGTCAATGCGACCATGGCTATTGCCAACGGAATCCAACAGGTAACGGTCCTCCTGCAAAAGGAATCGGCTATCTCAATGACGGCCAACAGGATTGCAACGGCCCTCTACGACAAGACGCTGAAAGGAACCATCGTAAGCCTTCGCCTCTTTAGGACCGCCTTGATTTCAACGGGTATTGGTGCAGCGATTGTTGGTGTTGGATTGCTTGTTGAGAACTGGGAAAAACTCACAAAAGTCGTAAAGGATTTCTTGGGCATTGAAACGAAAGACCTGAAAGCCGTATCCGAATTGGCACAAAGGCAGGTTGAACTTGCAGAGGCAAGGGGCGAAAGCGAGGCAAAGGTTCAGAATCTCTTGATGGCTGCTTATGACGCAAGGATTGCAGCAGCCGAGAAGGAAGAAGAGCGAGCGCAACTGATTCACGAGAAAGAGGTCGCAAGGCTGACTTATCAAACCAAACTGCGAACCGATGCAATAGAAAAGCAGAAGAAAGATGCAGAGGATTTGAGGGCGATGGATTCGGCAGCCAGTCAAGAAGCCGAGAATTTTCGCTTGGCTAAAATTGGCAGGATAAACGATGAACTCGCAAGGGAAAAGGCTTTGCGAGATGAGAAACTTGCAATCCTTCAAGAAGAGAAAGCCGAAAGAGAGGCAGACCTCAAAAAGAGATTCACGGATGCGGACGAGTTTGCCAAAGCCTACATCCTACTGACCGAAGAAATGCGACTTAAAGAGCAAGGCATTGCCGAGGATAGTGCAGACAAAATTTCGAAGATTGAACGCAATCGTAGGCAACAGGACTTGCAGATGGCCTCCGAGGCCGTTGGTGCGCTTGGTAATTTGCTGACCGCTGGCTTGGGCAAGTCCGAGAAAGACCAACGAAAAGCCTTTGAGATAAACAAGAAGGCCAGCATGGGTCAAGCCCTCATCAATACCTTCATGGCCGTAACCGCTGCCCTGACTGCTGGAGGGAACCCGATTAAACTCGCAACAGGTCGTCAGTTCATTGACGCAGGTATAGCCCTTGCAACAGGCTTGGCGCAGGTCGCCAAAATCAGTAAGACCCAATTCCAAGGCAGTTCGGCAAGTGGAGGCGGTGGAGCGTTGACTGCCGGGGGTGGTGAAGGCGGAGAGGTTGCACCTCCTTCCATCTTTGCCAACCCTCAAACAACTATGCTTGGAACGGATGGTGCTGCAATGGGCCAAGGCCAAGGTTCATCCCCAATGCGAGCGTATGTGGTTGAGAGGGACATCACCCAAAGCACTCGCAGGGTACGGAGGTTGGAGGAATTTGCAACTCTTGGAGCCTAACCACATTTACCTGCATGGAACTACCCATTTACAGGATGACCGTGGACGAGGTGGATGAAGGGGTCCAATTCGTGGCCCTGACCGATATGCCTGCCATCGAGCGACCATTCCAAGCCTTCAGCCAAACCAAGCAGAAGTTTACCGAAACAGGTGAGCGTAGAGTGTTGACCGGGCCGTTGATGCTTGCAGACACTCCCATTTTCAGGAAGGACGAAACCTATGGCGAGTACTATGTCGTATTTGACAAAGCGACCATCCGCAAGATAGTCCAAAAGTATTTCAAGCAAGGCAACCAGCACAACGTCAACGCTTACCACAATGCTGAACTGGATGGCGTGTTCATGTTCGAGTCCTACATCACCGACTCCGAGCGTGGCATCATGCCACCCAAGGGCTACGAGGACACCCCCGACGGCTCTTGGTTCGGTTCCTTCAAGGTTGAGAACGACGAAGTGTGGGACAACCGCAACCTGTTCCGGGGTTTCTCCGTTGAGGGGCTTTTTGGAATGGACAAGACCCCAAGCACTTTAGAAGTCGAGATGGCAGCCCTCGCTGACGAATTAACCGCTTTTTTGCAACAATTAACCCCCACCTACAAATCCCACTAACTATGAACCTGAAAAACGCAATCGAATCCCTGCGAAGTGAACTTCGTAAATTCAGCACACAAAAGCAGTCCTTCGCTGACTACAAGTTGACCGATGGCACGGTTGTCCGCGTGGATGGCGACCTCGTTGCCGGAACTGCCGTTTACGTTGTAGCCGAGGACGGCACTCTCCCTGCACCCGATGGCGAGCACGTCGTTGAGGGCGTTGGAACTATCAAGACCGAAGGAGGCAAGATTGTTGAGGTCATTGCTGCCGAAGTAGCAACCCCCGAAATCGAAGCCTTGCCCGTTGCTGCTGAAATCACTCCCGAAGTTGCCGTTGAGGTTACCGAGGAAATCAAAGAAGCCTATCCTGCCATGACCCCCGAAGTTGTTGAGGCCATCGTCGCCAAGCACCTCGGAGCCATCATGGAAGAACTCAAGGCAGCCTATGCCGAGATGGGAAAGATGAAAGATAAAATGTCTGCATTCGCATCGCAGGTTGAAACCATGGCCGACATCGTCGAGAAAGTTTCCGAACTCCCAGCCGAAGCACCCAAGGCCAGCGGTTCCGCAATCGTTGAGCAGCGCAAGGCCCAAGCCTCGCAGAACTTCAATGCTCTCGCACAAGCACTACAATCACTCAAATCCAAAAACTAAACCCCTAAACCCCCACTAAAAATGGCTTACAATTTTGGCAATCTAGTCGCCTACACCGACCAAGAGAGGCTTCCTCTCATCACCAAAGCGGTATTCTCCGCTCGTTCAGCAGCCCTCTTTACCAAGCAAGTTGGTATCAAGTTCGCTGCTGCCCTCAACCTCATGGACACCGATGCATTGATTCAAGGCGGAGATGTTTGCGGTTACGCAAGTTCAGGCACAACCACATTCAGTCAGCGTAACATCACCGTTGGTCGTATGAAGGTTCAAGAAACCTTGTGTCCTCGTTCCTTGGAGCAATACTGGATGCAGACCCAGTTGACTGCTGGCTCTACCTACGATGGCGTTCCCTTCGAGCAGGCTTTCTCCGAGCAGAAGGCTCTCCGCATCGCTGAGGCGTTGGAGAACGCAATTTGGAAGGGCAACACCTACTTTTCAGGCGTTAACCAACTTTTGAACGCTGCTTCAGGTTCTACCATCAGCGGTAACACAGGTGCGGTTTCCGCCTCCGTTGGTATCACCACAGGCAACGCAATCGCCATCTTCGACGGCATCTACAACCAAATTCCACAGGCCATCTTGACCAAAAATGACCTCGTAATCTTCTGCGGTTGGGACAACTTCCGTACGTTGATTGGTGCGTTCAAATCAACCGCGAACGTCCTGTATAACCAAGTTGACTTGGCTGGCCTTGCTGACGGGGACATCATGTATCCCGGCACAAACGTCCGTGTCATTGCAGTCCCCGGCTTGACTGGCACGAACCGCATCGTTTCGTCTTACCTCGGCAACTTCTTCTACGGAACCGACTTGTTGAGTGATGAGGAGCAGTTCTCGATTTGGTTCAGCAAAGACAACGATGAAGTCCGCTTCCAAGCAGCCTTCAAAGCAGGTGTCCAAATCGCTTACCCCGACTTGGTTGTTGACTTCCGCTTGACCTAATGTGTAGGGGGGAGGGAAACCTCCCCCTGCTTTTTGTTCCTTGAAACTTAAACCCCAAATACACATATGTCCTGCTCCTTAACAACTGGCTACGCCCTTGGATGCCGAGATTCAGTCGGTGGCATCAAAACAATTTACGTCCAATCCTTCATCCCAACGGGCTCCTGCAATGCCAACCTTTCGGGTGCGGTTACAGGCTTCACTGGGTACGCTTCGGGTGGGTTCTTTGAGTATGACTTGACCAAGGCTACGTCCTCTTTGACTGAAACCTTGAACGCAAGCATCGAGAACGGTTCAATCTACTACACCCCCGAAGTAACGTTCACCATCAACAAACTGCAAGTCGCAGTCCGCAACGAACTCCGCTTGTTGGTCCGCAACCGTGTCATCGTCATCGTCCAAGACAACAACAACCGCTATTGGTTGTTAGGCTCTGCCAACGGCTTGGAGGCAACCGCTGGAACCGCTGGAACTGGTACTGCCTTTGGAGATAGAAGTGGCTACGAGTTGACGCTTACCGGGATGGAACCCGACCCGATGTTCTCAATTGCATCCACAGTCTTTTCACCATCGACTGCGCAGATACTCGGCTCGTAGTATCTTCGCATCAGGTTTTCATCATCTGAGGTTTGAGAGGGGCAGTCAGCAATGGCTGCCCTTCTTATTTTTACGGCCATGAAGATTTGTATCGTTTACAACGCCCATCCAACCGGGTGCAGTTTCTATCGCCTCGAAATGCCGAACGCATACCTTGGCGACAACTACCCGGAGTTTGACTATGTGTGCGTCGAGAATATCACCACGATTAGCGACGAGGGGCTTCGTTCGATAGACCTGTTCCTGTTCAGCCGTTTGTGGTGTCAAGGGACCATGGAGCAGGTGGAGAACGTTTACAAGGCTCTGACCCAATACGGGGCGAAAATCATCCTTGACTTGGACGACTACTGGGTCCTTGAATCGGGCCACATCATGTATCGCCACTATCATGAAACCAAACTTGCAGAGGTCATCCGTAAGCACATCAAATTGGCTGACTGGGTAACTTGTACCACCGAGCATCTTGCTGCTCGCATACGGCCTCTAAATGCGAATGTGAGCATATTGCAGAACGAACCCTACGAAGCGTATCAGCAGTTTATTCCGAATCCTGACGAAGAACCTGATAAGCACCTCGTCAAGTTCGGTTGGTTCGGTGGTGCGCAGCACGGAGAGGACATGGAACTGCTCCGTGAGGGGATGCAGAAGTTACGCTGGGATGCAAACTTGGATGGCAAATACCGCCTCTATCTTGGAGGGTGGAACGACAACAACCCGGTTTACGAGGGCTACGAGAAAATCATCAGCGACCAAGGCAACAACCCGAACTACGGACGCATTCAGGCTGCTGACATCTATTCCTACGTCGGGGGCTACAACTTCGTGAACGTAACCCTTGCACCGCTCCGGGACACCAAGTTCAACAAACTGAAGTCCGAGTTGAAGGTGGTCGAGGCAGGGTGGATGAACAAGGCCATTATCGCATCCGAAACCATCCCCTACACCGATGTCATCCGACACGGAGAGAACGGGTTTCTCGTGCCTTACAACAAGCCCAAGGACTGGTACAAGTACATCAAGCAGTTGATTCTTGACCCCGACCTTCGCAAGGGCTTGGCTGACAACCTAACGAGGGACATCAAAAAGCAGTTCAACGTGGCCGAAACCGCCAAGAAGCGGGCCGAACTATACAGGCAGATTGGGCGCAAATTGTGAAATTCGGGGGCATCGCACATTTACAAGCAGATGCTTTACCTGAACCCTGACACGACCAACACGATAACGGTTACTTGGACCGAGC